AACATGTTCGTCTCCAACTTGTCTATTGGTCTTACCTTGTAGTCGCCATTCAATGTCTTCGAATTTATTAACCTTACTATACCGTTGACTAAACTCTTGAAACGAAAATGATCTATGTCTTAGTATTTGTGCTGCTATTGCTCTTGAAGTCTTAATCTCTACACCCATATCGGTCATCTCAAAGGGAGACCAATGTTTATGTTTAGTTAAATATTTAATGAGTTTAGGAGCTGTAAGAGTGTTGAACTGATTACTCGGATTAGAAACACGAGCAATATATGCTACGAGATCATCTGCGGTTTTAATACCCTCTTCCACTATTTTACCAACAGGCTGTGTAATTGATACAAGTTCTACATTCATCTTTGTATTATATAAATATACAAAAAGATATCAACTGATTATAATGTATTTAATCTATATAGCTCTTAAAAATACAACAATATTATTAGCCGATAATAACAGAAAAAATACTAAATAATTACACGTTATGGCAAGAACAAAACGTGAGCCTAAGAAGCAAAAAGCTTCAAGGGACACAAACATAGAGGACAAAATTCAGAAAAATTATTTTACGAATTTTGAAATTAATCAAGAGTTTGAACTTAACAATACACATAAGTCTTTTATAAAGCTAGCCTTAGATAAAGACACAAAAGTATCTATAATCGATGGCCCGGCAGGGTCCGGGAAGACTTATCTATCTGTATTAGCTGCTCTGAATTGTTTAAAGCATCACTACGTAGAAGAGATTGTATATATACGTAGTATAGTTGAATCTGCTTCTAAAAGCTTAGGTTCTTTACCTGGAGAAGCGGATGAGAAATTCCTACCATGGATGTATCCTTTGTTTGATAAACTCCAAGAATTACTTACAGAACCAGATGCTAAAAACCTTATGTCTCATGATATTATACGAGGTATACCAGTAAACTTCGTACGAGGAGCTACGTTTAGAAATAGCTGCGTTATTATTGATGAAGCTCAGAACCTTACTCTACCGGAACTAATAACAATACTAACTAGAATAGGTAAAAATTGTAAATATTTTATTGTAGGAGATACTAGACAATCTGATATAGGTAATAAATCTGGATTTCAAAGTATATTCGGATTATTTAACGACTATATATCAGAAAGAAAGGGTATATTTACACACGAATTTACATCCATGGATGTAGTGCGTAGTGAGATACTTAAGTATATCGTAGAGAAGTTAGAAGAATTACATATAAAACCGTAAAGCTTTTGATAATCTAGGGTGTAGATTTTTCTTATTTTCCCCGCTTTCTACTAAACGAGAATATTCTCGTTTGAACGCCTCTACAAACTCTGGAGAGAGTTCGAGATTTCGCGGGTAAAACATTCGTGTCTTTAGAGTTAAATAACCTTCACATAGCTCGTCATATTTCATTAAATTATTTATTCCATACCAAAAGCTTTTTTCATTTTTTCCATTTCTCTAAGCTCTTCTGGGGTAATAATGCCTTGTGGTTCAATAAAATCTCCATCAACATCCATATACAATTTAATGATTTCAATACGTTCTCTTCTATTACCAAATACTTCGATAATAGCTGGTTTATCATCCTCTACAAAAAAATTTGATTTAGGGTTATTTAAAGAATCTCTATGAACTGCCTTGAATATATTATCAATTTCTTCAATATATTCTTTATTAGCTTCTCTCAAATCATCTTCAACAAGCTCTACAGGAGCTACTTTAGATATAGGTGTGAAAAATATAATATCTAAAGATCTTAAAGATTCTCTCACTAGAGGCATACACTTCTTAATAAACTCCTCATCAACGTCTGTATCCTTTTTAGCCTCTGACCATATGCTATAAACAATATTATCCAGTGGACATCTATCAAAAATAATATTATCACCTTTACTAGTTTTTTGTAGCTCATCAATCATAAAGTTCAGTATAGCCCACTGAGTATCTTTATTTGTTGTTGATGAGTGATCTAAACCTTGTTCAACAATTATATCTCTATATGTTTTATCTATAGTTTTATAACTAGACCATTCTTTAAGAAAGTCTTTGATTAAAGTGCTCTTACCTTGACATGATGTACCACTGATTGCAATCCTCATTAGTATTATTTAGATGATTTATTTAGACCTTCAAGGCTTTATCCCAGATAACCAATTGCAGTCTAGGGCTGAAATTAAAATGATGTTTTTTAGCTAACTCAGCCACCATACCACTAACCTCAGAATGCTCTTGTCTACTACCGCAACAAGGCATTAACCAAACTCTACCAGCCGGTATATCAAACTTATCTACATACTTAGATAATACCTCATCCATATCTGATTGATTTTGTATAACAAACTTAAAACCAGAGCCCATATCAGCATGCCAAGATAATACATCTGGAATATATCTCTTACCGAGTGGATCTCCGTTTGATGATAGCTTAGGTGAAGTAGTAAAAGTAGCGGCAACGTTTTTATTAACAAGTCTAGCACTAGGTTGAATAGTTGCGTTAGTTTCAAAATCAATTCTAGGAAGCCAGCCCCAAGTTAGCATTAGATAATCGAAAAATCTAATAAGTTTTGCTTGCTGAATAAGAGGCTCACCACCAGTAACTTTTAGTATTGCTCCATTATATAGATGATCTTTATAACCAGAATCTTCAATTAACTTAACAATCTCTTCAAAAGACATTTTATTCTTAATACTCCAAGAAATAAAACTATCACACCCATGAGGAGAATCTGCGGATGCAAACCCTTTACATGTTAGATTACACATAGAGAGTCTCATAAAAACAGAAGGTTGACCTATGAACTCCCCTTCGCCTTCAATGGTATAAAATACCTTATCATCAGATAAGAATAATTCATGAGAACCTGTTATATCTTTACTTTCTTCACTCATACACGTATTATATAATTGCTTTATTTTTTATCAATATTTTTCTTTATTTTTTTCCAGTCGATATCATCCCAGTTATCATTTATTTTTTTAGTGTCTTCCTTTCGACGTTTGCTACCTTTACCATTAGACATAATTTAACCTCTTGATACAATAACACTATTCTTTTCGTGTTCCCATATTTCAACTTGCTCAACCCAGCAACGAGATTTAGTCATTTGTTCTATATACTCGCTAGCTACCTCATAACACCACTCTGCGATACGTTCAATACCAGTACCATAAGCCATAACTCTAAGATCACAAATACCTTTATCATGCATCATCCTAAATAAGTCTAACTCAGGATCGTCTGCAGCAATACAAGTTGTATGATCAAATTGCTGTTCAAGTTTATTTTTGAGACCTTTCAATCCACCAAAATCGACTACCCAATGATTTTCATCAAGTTTATTACATCCAAAAGTAAATTTGCCATAAAGTTTATAGCCGTGTATTAGTTTACAATGACTTGTAGCTTTTGGTTGTCTGAAGGCACAGCTGCCTAGATCTAACATTTTTGTACTTTCAAATTTAGCCATATATTTATTATGATATATATCCCAGAATAATCAATAAACTTTCTTAAACAATTTTATTATATATTATACTTGAACATATGCAAGTCACTGCTATAATAAATACATGGCTAAAAATTATGAATGGTTAGGAGAGGATGACGAGCTAACCGGAGAAAAAGACGTTATTGCTAAAGAAATTATGGGGGATGAATACAGTAAGAGTTACTTTCCTCCAGTACGCGTGTATGATAATTCTGTAAATGCTGATAAGAAATATATTTCCTCTCTACCAGATCTTCAAAACGGACCTTCTAGTTTAATTCAAGGAGCTGCTGTTCCAATCCAACAAGTAGGTATACATAATTTCAAACTACCTCTAAAATATAAGAAGAGGAATGGAGAAAAAATAGAACTCGAAACAAGCGTTACAGGTAGTGTAAGTTTAGAAGCTCATAAAAAAGGAATCAATATGTCTCGGATTATGAGAAGCTTCTACGATCATAAAGATGAAGTTTTTAGTATAGATAAAATTAAAGATGTGTTAGAGACATATAAAAATAATCTTAAGAGTTTTGACTCTCGTATTATGTTGAAAATATCTTATCCTATCAAACAAACAAGCTTGAGAAGCGGTCTAGAAGGTTATCAATACTACGATGTTGTTTTCGAGGGTGATTTGACTAAAACAGGAGAGTTTAAAAAATATATTCATTTTGATTTTGTTTATTCATCAGCTTGTCCTTGTAGTTTTGAGTTAAGTGAGCATGCTGAAAAATATCGTAATAGAGCGACAGTACCTCATAGTCAAAGAAGTGTTGCTAGAGTCAGCGTGAAGTTCGATGAGATGTTATGGATAGAAGATTTACAAGAAATATGTCTAGAAGCTCTACAAACTGAAACACAAGTAATGGTGAAACGAGAAGATGAACAAGCATTTGCAGAAAAGAACGGAGCATATTTGAAGTTCGTTGAAGATGCAGTAAGATTACTTTATGAGAAGTTAACAAAGGACTCCCGTATTACTGACTTCAAGATTGTTGCCTCTCATAATGAAAGCCTACATAGCCATAACGCAGTATCTGTTATTGTAAAGGGAGTAGAAAATGGATTCACCGCGGGTGTCGCTCGTGATGTTTTTGAATCTACTGGCTTGAGATAATTTATACGCCTAACCCAAAGTCGTTGATGATCTTTCTTAAGACTTCAGCGACTTGTTTTGCATTATTGGGTGTAACATCGTTAGTTATTACCTCATTTTCCGTAGTATTAAGCTCTATATTGTCTAAATCGACAAATAGGGCTTTTTTTATTAAATCTACGTAAAATACTTCACCTTCAGGAGATAGAGTGGCAGTGGGTTGTTCAGGAGCAGGTTCTTGGGCGACTTCTTCATCCTCGTCTTCAGTTTGAAGCTTCGCAGCTACCTTATTAAGCATATTTATATAAGCAGACTTAACTTTTTTCTCAGCTGGAGATAAAGCACTATCTGGTTTTTTATTAATAGCAGATACAACAGCTGTAGTTGTATCTTTGTCACCAGGTACTGATGCCTCTATAATGGATAAGAACTTACTCATTATAATTATTTATAGCATTAGCATCTTATTTTTTATATCTCCAAAGAATTTTTTATCTAAAAAAGTTAATTCATATCTCTTACAAAACTTTTCTATGTGAGAAAAGTAAAATTTTCTACGCGATATTTTACTCTCATTATTAAAAACAACATTACTAATCTCTTCTCTTACACCAGAATCCTCTAAGGATTTAACAAAAAAATCAAAAGTAGTATTGATAACAATATTTTGTACAGGAAACATTTTTAAGAATTTTGTAAAGAGTTTATCCTCTTCTACAGTAATATCATCATTATCA